CGATTGGGATTGAATCGGTAGCTTACCAAGAGGCTCTTCTCTACATTCTAGACGAAGAGATGCGGCGCAGAAATAAGCTGCTACCCGTGAAAGGCATTAAGCGCTCCTATCAAACGAAGGAATCAAGAATCCTTGGATTGGTTCCGAGGTTTGAATGGAAACGAATGTTCCTTCCGAAGGGCTGCGCCGATTTCGAGGACGAGTACTCCTCATTCCCAAGAGCGAAGCATGACGACATTCTTGACGCTCTAGCCTCTTTGGAAGAAATCGTACATTATCCAGAGGAAGAGAAACCCGCTCCGCTCGGTCCTGCGCCTTCTGTGGCAAGTCCCGATTACGAGCGCTGGTACATCCGGAGCCTAACTCAGTCCCAAGGGAGGGGAAGCGATGACGAATAAGACTACCGACAAAGAATTGATGGACATGGAATCAGTCCAGAACGCTCGCGCCGCAAAACGAGAAGAACGCCAAGAAATGTTTGAACTCGTAAGCGATTTCAAAGACGCAATCGAGATGGCGAAAATGAGCGGGGATGAGTGGGTTGAAACGACCGAAGAAGTCATCAATTACTTCAACAAGGGCGGTCTAAAGGGAGCTCCGTATTTCGTCTATAACGGCGTAAAGGTCTGCCGAAACGGAGACTTGGAGAAAGTCGAAGATTACATGAACCGCGATCTCTATGTTGAGGCTCACGGAGCTGGATCTGGGAAGCGGATTGGTCCCGGATGAGCGCTGAACATTGGATGATTGCGCTTTTGAGCGGGCTTCTTGTCTCGAGAGAGATTTTCAATCAGTTCACTGTCCAGAAGCTTCTAGATAAGGCCATGAGCCGGAACTATTACGAATATGAACAGGCCGTGGCTCTTTCTAAGAAACAAAAAGAGCAAGAGCACAAGAAATCCGAACCGATAACCTTTGTGGAGGACTTTGCCCAGTTAGATGATTTCGGATTAAACTAGACAAACGGCGACTTGAAGCGAAAGGAAACGCTTTCAATTGGGTTTATTTGATTTAGGGAAGAAGAACATCGAGGGCGACAACGAGACCCAATCCGAAAAGGATAGGGACTTAGCCAAGCACGTCCGCGACAAGGTCGAAGAGATCCGCGGATCTGCTAACCGGATTTCCCACGAGGGAATCTGGATGACTAACATTGCTTATCTTCTCGGTTATGACGGCGTCGCGTGGAACACACAGTCCCGCTCCTTCATGCCCATCAACCGGGCGTCTAGTGCCCTTAAAAAGGGCAAGCTTCATGTTAATAAAATTCTCCCCACGATTCAGAACCGCTTAGCAAGGCTCTGCAAGAATCCGCCCAAGTACGATGTTCGTCCTGAATCGAACGATACCGAGGACAAAGAGGCGGCACGCCTTGGCCTTCAAACCATCGGAGTCATGTGGGAGAAGCTAAATCTCAATCAAAAGCGCCTGGCCTTGTACATGTGGACGCAGCAATGCGGTCATTCCTATATGCGCGTTGGTTGGGATACGGAGCTGGGAGATCCAGTAGATGATCCCGAAACAGGCGAAGTCATGTTCGAGGGCGATTTGTCAGCGGACGTATTCTCCTCATTTGAAGTCTTCCCAGATCCATTGGCTCGTTCGTTTGAAGACGCGCTAAAAACGTACATCATCACGGCAAAAGTCCGGAAATTGGACTATTTCAAGGCTCATTATCCTGAATACGGCCACATGGTGAAGGAAGAGGGCGCCTGGCTTCTTTCGGCTCAGTATGAAGACCGAATCAACACCATGAACACTCGTGGACCGAACGCTTCTACGACCAACATGAAAAATTGCGCGATTGAGCTCGTGAAATACGAAGCTAGATCAAGCAAATATCCAACAGGTAGATTGATCATTACCGCAAACGGAGTATTGCTCGAGAACAAAGAACTCCCAGTTGGAGAAATCCCTTTCGCTCGCTTTGATGATGTGGTGATCGGCGGGAAATATTACCCCGATTCGATCATTACGCATCTTCGTCCAGTTCAAGACGCATACAACGAAAACCGGAGAAGGGTTTCTGATTGGTCCAGGCGATTGATGTCTGGAAAGTACATCACAGCGAGGGGAAGCGGGCTTGCTCAGGAGTCTTTGAACGATCAATCTGCTGAAGTTATTTATTATGATCCAGTTCCGAACGCTGCGGATGCGGGAAGGCCGATTCCTCTTCAAACTCCTTCAATTCCTCAGTGGGCGTTTCAAGAGGAAGGTCTTTGCGACAAAGAAATTAACGACATTTCTGGTATTTCGGAAGTGTCTCGCGGATCTCTTCCGGCTGCCGGTATTCCCGCTATCGGGATGCAGCTTCTCACTGAGCAAGATGACACCCGAATCGGAGTGATGACCGAACAGCATGAAATTGCTTGGGCCAGGGTTGGATCTTTGATTCTCAAGTACGTCGAGAAGTTCTACACGACTCCGCGGAAGATCAAGATTGCCGGTCAAAACCAATCCTATGCTGTGAAAGAGCTTACCGGAGAGATGCTTCGTGGGAATACGGACGCGATCGTTATCCGCGGCTCTACTCTGCCAGGATCTAAGACCCTTAGCCGTCAGGATATTCTCGGTGCTTATCGTGAGGGACTCTTGGGAGATCAAGCCGATCCAAAGGTCAGAGAAAAGGTTCTTTCCATGATCGAGTTCGGAGACGCCTCCGAAATGTATCAGGACTATGCGCTTGATATGGGATCGATCAAAAAAGGAATCGAATCGATCGAGGCTTCAGAACCTGTCATCGTTTCCGAGTTCGACAATCACACTCTTTGGATTCAGGAACTAAACCGCTACCGGAAGGGCGATAAGTTTAATGCTCTCAATCCGGTTCAACAGGCAGAGCTTCTTCGTGTGATGAACGAGCATCTTGATTTCGCGGCCGGAACGAATGTTCAGCCTCCTCCAGATGTTCAACCTGAAGACATGCTTCCCCAAGCCAAGGCGGACGTAGACGCCAATCCTGGGCTTGTAGACCACGCGACGGCGTCTAACCCAGAAGCACAACCAATTGAGCAAATGAATGAGGCGCAAGCCGGAGGACTACCCGTATGAACGATCCATTGAAAGACGCAATGATGCGCCGAAGAGGCAAGGCAATCGATCTCTCCATCATCATCTCGCCTCCACAGGCCGAAGAAAAAGGCGGAGACATGGCGCCTCCTGGACACATGGATGAATCCCAGGACAAAGAATCCATGAAAAAAATGATGTCCGGTCACGAGATGGAGGAGAGAGAAGAACCATCCAGTGGGTTTGATGATTCCCAAGACCTCGATGAAGAAATGGTTGCTGGAATCGATGACAACGAAGCTAAGAGCCTAAAAGAAGGCGGCAAGAAAATGTCACTCATGGAGTTGGCAAAACTTGAAGCGATGAAACGGAAAGGCAAAGCGTAATGACTGACGTCCCAGAAAATCAGTCCCTTGACACGGGGACTAATGCCCCAGAGAATTTAGAGAACGATACCCCTACGGGCTCTCCAGAAACGAAGCAGGACGATGGGGTCCTAGACTTTGATACTGCGAAAAAAGTCCGGTTTGAGGGGCACGAATGGACACCGCAGGACTTCCGCAAAGCTGTGATGTTCCAGTCTGATTATACGCGGAAGACTCAGGCTATTGCTGAGGAGCGTCGTTACTACGACAACCTCTCAGCTGACCTGGATAAAGTGCGTGAGCGCCCTGACCTCGCAGCTGAGTTTCAGAAAACGTATCCGGAGAAGTTTCATAGCTACCTCCGATATGTCCTGAAAGAAGAAGCGAAGAAGCAAGGCGCGGAAGAAACCCCGGCAAACGATCACTATAAGCGGCTGGAAGCCAAGGTTAACTCGCTGGAAAGCGAGTATCACGAGCGGAAGGTTGCTGCGATTGAGGCAGAGCTAGATTCTAAGTTCAAGACGCTTAGTCAGAAGTACAAATACGCCGACGAAGAAACGGCACTTGTTCGAGCTGATGCGCTTCTAAACAAGCTTAGATCCGAATCTCCTCAAGGAAAACGTGTCGAGCTTACTGATGAGCATTGGGATCGTATTTGGAAATCGGTCGACGATGCGAACAAGAAGCGTGCCGAGGAATATTACAAAGAGCGCACAGGAAAAATTAAATCGGCTAACTTCGCGGGCAAGGATTCGGCTGCTGGCGGCGGTATTCCTGGGAATGCTCCTAGAGCTCCTAAGACTATCAAAGAAGCATCCAAATATGCTCTCGAGGAACTAGAGAACAGTTAAACCAATACCGGACAAGGAGAGCCGGAAAACATGGCAAATAACTTTGCATCAACAGCGGCATTAAATGGCGCGTTGGGCATCCTGAAGAGCTTCTACGCAGGACCCATTAAAACGCAGTTCAACGATGAACTCCCTCTCTATAAGCACATGGAGAAGGGGTCGGAAAAATACAATGGTCTTCAGGTCAACCGGCCTTTGAAGGTCCGTCGTAACCCTGGTATCGGAGCGACTTCTGACGGCGGTATTCTGCCTAAGATTGGTCAACAGACCACAATTCAGGCAGTGATTAATGCCAAGTTCAATTACCTCCGATTCGGCGTGACTGGGCCAATGCTTAAGGCCTCCCAAGGAGACAAGGGATCTTTCGTATCGGCTATGTCTTACGAAATGGAGGAGGGCCTGAACGACCTTAAGGCTGACGTTGATCGTCAGTTGTTTTGGTCTGGTAACGGACAACTCGCGACGGTTTCGGCTAACGCCGTGGCCTCTACGGTCATTACCGCTACCGGCCGTGAATCTACCGAAGCCGGGAACAAGTTCCTTAGCGTAGGCATGATGATCGACATCCATAACACCTCTGGAGTGCTTCAGGCTTCTAACGTGGAAATCACGGCATTGACCGGGACGACTACTGTTACCCTGACTCTCTCCTCTGCCGTGACTTGCTCCTCTACGGACTTGATCGTCCGTTCCGGTGCATACAACATGGAGATGCAAGGAATTCTCACCTCGCAAGACGGTGGGACTACCACGATCTACTCGGTTGATCGTTCTGCATATCCTGTTTACGGCGGTAACTTGGTTTCCGCTTCTAGCGGTCAGCTCACGCTCGACCTCATGCAACAGGCATATAACGAAGCGAAACGCCGAGGTAATGGGAAGATTAACGCAATTTATTGCGATTATGACTCCGAGCGGTTCTACAACAAGCTCTTGATACCAGATAAGCGCTTCGTTGGAAAAACCAAGGGCGATGGAACGTTTTCTGATTTGAATGGATCTTATCTGGAGTTCGGCGGAGTTCCAGTGGTTCCAGATCAGTTCATGCCTCGTCGATTCGCGTTCTTGGACGTGTCGACTTGGAAAAAATACGTTCTTTGCGATCTGGAATGGGCCGATGAGTCTGGCTCTTACATGATCGCCCAGACTTCTGCCGATGCGTATGAAGCGCGTCTGCGGTTGTTTGCGAACATCTTCCCAGAAAAACCATCGGCAAACTCCGTTCTTTCTTCGTACATTTCTCCGTAATTTATGAGCTACCGGGTGTCTCGTCTTAATGAAGCGGTAAAGTATCTTGATTCTGCGCTTGAAGCCTCTATCACTCCGCAAGGAATGATTCAGCTTCACCGGGTGATCAAGAGAGATAGCCGCATCTATCAAGACGAGGCATTCGGGGTTCAAAAGATCTTCATTCTTGCTTTGACTGATAATTGGCACGCTTCAGGGACTCCGGTCGAAAGAGGTATTGAACAGGTTCTGTTTGAACTTCGATCGAGGGATACATGGGCTCAAGATCGTCAGTTTGAAGAAATGAAACGAAGACGGGAAATGAAAGAGGAAGACGAAAAGCGTCAGAAAAAAAATGAATTTCGCGCTATCGCCGCAGATATGCGGACAGATTTCGCGAAAGCAACTAACGACATCGTCGTAAGGAGATAAAATGGCAATCGTAAATCGGGATTTAGATCAATCCCAACAGAGAACTGAAGTAAATGAAAACCTTGGATCGTTGGCCACTGGCGTAACTCGACATGTGTGTCTTATTTCGGCTCCAGCAATCCTTGAAACCGTTCGTGTGTCGGCTCAGGGCGTATCGAACGCCATGCAGCTTGCATTCGAAGTCATTCGCGGAGCTGGCTCGAGCGGGATTCCGATTGGGATCTCTAACCTCGTGCTTCAGAACCGCTCGGTTTCTGGCGTGGTGTCTTTCTCGGGCCTAGCGGCTGCGGGTTCTACGCTTCTTTCCCTTGCTGCTGGCGACGTGATTCAAGTCGTGTCGTCTGTTGCCAACGGAAACGCGACCGATCTCGCGCTGAGTATCGTACTGCGTAAATCGCAAGACATTATCAGCCAGTGGGGTAACTAATAGTTAGGGTGATCACCTAAGTAGTTGGGGAGAGAGCAAGGGACGGCTCTTTCCCCTTCTACGACACCTCGGGGGATAGATGAGCAATTCCAATATTACGCTTTTTACAAATGATAGCGGCGGAACTGCTTCCTCTGCGGACTACGTTCGAGATGCATTTAAAGATTTTTCTCTTCCTGCAAATTCTAATACCGGTCTAACCGATACCGCTTCAACAAATCCTATGGGTTTGTTTTTTGGTAACGACGACTCTCTGAAATATTCAGTAAAGACTCTTTGGATAAAAGACCTTGTCAAAATAAACAACAAGGCAAAATGGATTGATAATAAGCCTACTTATAAAGTGATCTGGTCTGAAACATGGCCTGGCCTTGTGGGCTATGTGTTTGGAGACTTCTTTGTTTCCGCAGCTCCTGGATCTCCAGTTGAGGGCGGGGCGGTTAGAATTGATTTCAAAGGCGCCGGCGATGGATTCGGAGTCACTGGAAAGATCCGTCAGGCTGCGTTTTTCTGTGAAAATAAAACAGTTACGGCAACGGGACAATTTGTCATTGATGGATCGAACGGAAGCACGGTTGATCTAAGCGGGGCATATCAAACAGGCGGAAACGGAGAATTCTACCCGTACACGAATTCAAACCCATATCAGCCGTCATTTGCTCCAAGGCTTCACTCCACCACTCCTGAAACGAATGATCTTCACGACATTCGCATTACTTCCGTTCAGGGATGCTTGTCGACAACGGCTCGTCCAGCTCCGTTCCTTTGCGCTCTGTCTGTCACGGGTGTCACGGTTCTTTATGAAAACTCAGGGGCGAACCTAGAAGTTTTCCCTGGCGTTACCTACGTTGATAAATCGAAAAATACCACTACGACTGGCGCCACGTACGCGGTGCCAACGTTCGGCTCTTCAATGGGTGGGATGGCCTCCATCGTTAAGTCTCAAGCGAGCGGTTATTCATTGATCACTCGCGGGTTTTCCACGGTTCTAAGCAATGCCATTGGATCGAGTGGGACAAACCTTCTCACCGTTACGGCCGGAAGCGGCGCAAGCTTCCCCGCTGGCTCTGGGGTTGTGATTGATCAGGGTGGCGGTAGCCATTACATCGGAAGCGTTACCAACGTTTCCACGGACACTCTTACGGTAAGCCCTACGCTTCCTTTTGGTATCTCAAACGCGGTCTATAGGGCGTGGCTCTCAGGTCCTACAATGGCGATCAATGCTTCTCTCCTGACGCCGTTTAAAACGATCGAGTTCAATGGTCCCGTTGGATTTACTAAGATGGTTTACGGCGACCCAGAGATGCGTTGTTACGCATGGGGAAATAACGGCCAGTTCAACAGAAGCATGATCGATGGCGAGAACGTGCTTTATATCGGAGCAAGCACAAACGGATTCCTTGCTGTTGAGGGAAGGTTCTGCGCGGCTGATATTGAATTCCTTGGCCCTAGCGGGATCTTGAATTGCACGCTTACAGTCAACGGAACCCCGGCATGGGGCGTGAACTCAGTTCAAAGTAGGTCTATTAGAAGAACCGCATTCACCGATGCTCCATACCAATGGAACCAGTTCGTTGTAACCGCGGGCGCAAGCATGGATTTCGGTATCAGGCGCGTAACGCTTTATGAGCCATCTTCCGCTTCCTCTACATTCGGGGTGCTCGGAACGGTTAACTTCCTTCCTGCATTTGCAAACAGAACCGCGATCAATGCGACATTGTCGGCTTTCTCCACATTCCAGCGAGTATTTGCAAACCAACTAGAGCGCAAAGGAGTCTGGGAAGCATCTCAAAGTGCTGCAAACGCTGGAGGATGGGTCAACACAGGAAGCGGTCTTTCTTCGATCATCTCTCTTACCTACTACGGAAAAAACGTAGCGGTTCTTGGGACTCCTGGCGGCGGGACTCTTACGATCGACGGAGTTGGAGTTGGTTTGTCATTTGGGTTCATGCACACGGTTGCATCGGTTGGATGGCATACCGTTCGATACAACGCGGGAACTGGCGCAACGGCTCAGATCGCGGCAATTGACTACACTCGCACGGTCGCCGGAGTTCAAGACAGACAAACGGTCATAAACCAGACCGAATCTCTATTGCCTGGAGTTCCGGAATCAAAGTCCTTTGATCTGATTGCGGTTGGGGATGATGGATATGGATCTACCGCTATAACTACGTCGAAATTTGACTTTCTTACGATTCGATCCGGAACGGCCGCATTCGCTTCTCAATCGGATGTTGATGGTCTCGTGGTGTTCATTCAGACGCCAGGTGTTTATGCGATGTCTTATCAAGAGCAGTTTAGCGGTGGGGCTGGATGGATGGGGATCACCTACAACTCCACTCTTCCTGCCGATAACATTGAGACGCTATCGACCGACGTAACCCTGGCAATCACAAAGACACCAGGGGCTGACATCTCGAGTGTAGTTTCGGTGACCTCGAGGCTTTTCACTGGAGATCGAATCAGAACTCAAACCGGAGCCGGAACAAAGAGCGGAAATCGGTCTAGGTTCACAATGACAAGGGTGGGGGACTAATGGCTAAACAGTATTGGCTCAAGTTTGGAAGCGGAAGTCCCACGCCATTTACGGGATTAACGCCAACATTTACGATCTTCTCGGCTGCTGGACTAACGGCTCTTTCGGCACCTGGAATTACCGAGATGCCTTCCGGAAGTGGGATTTACTCATTCCAATATGCCCCAACGCTTTCAATTATCTTCACGGCTGACGGCGGATCGGCTCTTTCCTCTTCTGATCGATACATTACGGGCGTTCTTGATCCAATCCAGACCGTAGACCAAAAGGTCGGAACGATTGATGACTCATATGGAACTGATTCCTCCGATCCAACTACCTTGATGGGATTCGCTAAGAGGAGCGAAGAGTTCTGGGAAGGCAACGCGACATTCAACAAGAGCACCGGGGCATGGAGTATTTATTCCCGTGGGTCTTCAACACTCTTGCGCGAAAAGGATCTTGCAAATAACGTCACACAAGCAACGAAGACTTAAACTCGGAGGATCGTCCCACGATGTCTCGTCCCTCAATCGCTCTTGCTTGCATTATGAAAAACGAGGCAGAAAACCTGCCTGTTCTGATCGAATCGGTTAAAGATTGCTTTGATGAGATTCACATTACCGATACGGGATCGGAAGATGGATCGGCTGATATTGCGGAGAAGCTGGGCGCAAAAGTTACTCATTTCAAATGGGTACATGACTTCGCAGCCGCAAGGAACTTTTCTTTCTCTGCGATCAAAACTGATTACACAATGTGGCTTGACCTTGATGATTCTCTTTTGAATCCAAAAGAGTTTATTGAGTTTAGGGACCATGTCCTCCGTGTCGCCGATATGTGGATGGCGACATACCACTACTCCTATGATGGTGATGTTCCTGCGTGCTCATTCTCTCGTGAAAGAATCATCAAGAACGGGCGAGGATACTCCTGGAAATATTTCTTGCATGAAGGATTGATTCACGACGGGACCATGCCTGTAACGGGTCAATACGTTGGATCTTGGGCTGTGAAGCACCGAAGGACGGCGGAAGACCTCGAGAAGGACAAGAATCGGAATCTCACTGTCTTTGAAAAGAACCTCCATCAAATGGATGCCCGGATGCGCTACTACTACGGGAAAGAGCTATTTGAGATTGGAAGGCCAAAAGATGCTTTGGTTCAGTTTGGAGAGGCATTAAGGGCTCCGAATCTCGAGCCACATGACAGGGTAATTTGCGCTCAATACTCCTGTTATGCGCTCATGCAGGAAGGAAAATTCGATGATGCGATGTCTATTGCGCTTACGAATCTTCAGATTGCTCCGAATCGTGCCGAGTATTTGACGATCATTGCGGATTGCCAATTGAAGAAAGGGAATCCCCAGGGGGCGGTCCCATACTATGCGGCGGCGAAGTATTGCGCTCCTCCGACTGCAAGCGGTTCATTCCAGCCGGTGTTTTACTCGAGTGGAGCATATGGAGCCGATCCGCAGGTTGCTCTAGCTGAAATTTTGTTTAAGTACGGTGATCAGAAAAGGGGAAAGGAAGAGGCAGAGGATTGTTTCAAACGGTTTGGAACGGAAGCATCCAAGGCTCTGCTTGCGCACATCAATGAGAATGAACAGGCTGTGCAGAGAATTCACGAAGCCAAGCCTTCCGATGACATTGTCATTACCTGCCCATTTTCTGTGTATGAATGGGATGCGGATCTCTTCAAGACCAGGAGCATGGGTGGGAGCGAAACTGCCGCCATCCAAATGGCTTATTGGCTTCATAAGCTCTCCGGTCGTCCGGTGAAAGTGTTCAATCCCAGGAAAGAACCAAAGACCTGCGAGGGAGTTGAATACCTTCCGTTTGATGATGCCGTTAAGTATTTCCAGAAAGAACGCCCATTCCTGCACATTGCTTGGCGGCACAACATGAGGCTCACGGACGCTCCTACGTTCCTATGGTGCCATGACCTGTTTACTCCTGGGGCCGAAAGCATCGGGAACTACGTAAAGCACCTATGCCTGACGCCGTTCCATGAACGGTATGTGATGGCGATGCAATCCATTCCAAAGGAAAAGATCCTTGTAACAAGGAATGGGATTCTCCCGGAGAAGTTTGAATCGAAGGAGGAAAAGGTTCCTCTTCGGTTCGTGTTCGGATCGAGCCCAGATCGAGGGCTTGATCGGTGCATCCGGGTTCTGAAAAAGGTCAGGGAAACACATCCGGGCGTCAATCTTCATGTCTTTTACGGAATCGAGCACCTGGACAAGTATGGCCTCCAAGACCTTCGGATTCGTCTGAAAGAGATGATGGACGAGAACAAGGACTGGATCACCTACCACGGGGCAACGGAGCAATCTGAGCTCGTGAAGTGGTACAAATCCGCCGAGTACAACGTTCAGCCGAGCGATTGGATTGAGACATCTTGTATCTCAGCTCTTGAGCTCATCGCTTGCGGGGTCTATCCGATCTTCCGAAAGGTTGGGGGGGTTTCTGACACTCTGGCTCCATATGAGAGCGCTGGAATGGCCTCTCTCGTGGAGTCTAACTGCGTAACCGAGGGCGAGCACGAAACCTACGTGCAAGAGGTTTTAAGGGCCATTGCAGAGCGCCGATGTGAACGTGTTAGAATGAATCTGAGAGACCACGCATGGGAAGAGGTCGCCAAGGAATGGCTCCGCGACCTTCCTAGTCTGGCATATGGGGACAAATGGGACCAGTTGACGTTGTCATCGTAGGCAATGCGTTAGGCTCATGGGGCTTCACCGGAAACAATACGGTCGAGGGCCTTGGGCTAAACACCTGGGGCTTTCTCTGGCCCTGTGATGGGATCTGGGGCCCTGGGGATAACTCCATTTCGACGACCTGGACTAACTGCGCGGATAGTGACGCAAACATTGAAACGTGTAACGATTAGGAAACGGGCAATAGCGCAACAATCGCCATAGCGAACTGCGGTCAAGGATGACTAAGGGGATGCGATGACTAGAGGCGAATTACGTACGCTTGTGCTTTCTTGGCTTGATGATGCGAACGCTGGGTATTTTACCCCGGCGCAAGTAAACGTATTTCTAAACAACGCCCAAAGAACCGTTCAAAAAAGACTCATCAAGGCCGGGCAGAATTACTACGTTAAGTGTGTCACGACTTCTCTCGTGGTCAACCAGGCAGATTATGTCCTGCCTCTTAATTTTAAAAAGGTTCATCGTCTTGAAATTATCATTTCAGGAACATCTCCGAATGAGGGCGTTTGCCCACTTGCTCCGATCACGATTAATCAACAGGATTACATAGCAAACGGAGCTGGAACCCCTAGTGCTTACTTCATCAAGAAAAATCGCCTAGTCCTTAGGGCTGTTCCTGATCAGACATACACGATGAGAATGCTCTACTCATATGAAGTCTCCGACATGGAGCTAGATGCGGACGAACCCGATTGTCCTCCGGCTTACCATGAACTGATTGCGCTTCACGCGGCAGAGGATGGGTTCTTGAAGGATGGTCGTTCAAGTGAGCTTCTTTCTAAAAAGCTTGAGCAGTACAAGATCGAACTCGATCAAGATGCGCAGGAAAGAAACCAAGATGTTCCTCGTATGGTCGTTCAAACAAACAATGATTATGACGCCGGATTTTTCTGGTAATGGCCTATCCTGAATTAAAAAACGAGAACTACGAGAACCTAGGAGGAATAAACTCCAAGGCTTCTCCATACATAACGGAAAAGACCGAGTTCTTGGATTTGGTTAATGTGAATTTCTCCACTCCTGGGAGCCTTACGAAGCGCCACGGAACGACTTTGTTTTGCTCGGCAACGGTTACGGGGAGAATCACAGGACTATATGAGTTTGAAAGACTTTCCGGGGCTTCGTATCTAATCGCCACTGCGAACACAAACGCTTACACGGTTACATCTTCCGCATTCACTTCATTCAAATCCGGATTAGATAACGGAGCGGTTTCGGACTTTGTCACATTCGTTGATCGACTTTTTGTTTGCAACGGTGGGCAATTTTTTAAATACGATGGAACGAATACGAGTAACTACGGTCTTCCCGCTCCTGTCTCTGGGTGGGGAGTTACGCTTGTAGCCGGAGGAAGCCTCGCTGCTGGTGTTACGACGACTTTCTTTGTTACCTACGCCTATTTAAATGACAGAGGTTATTTCGGTCCTGCGGCGGATGGTATCACAATTACCGTGGCTGGATCTGCGGCCGCGAATACGATCAGATTCTATGGCCTAACGACTCCAGCTGGATATGGGGTAAGCGCCCTTGCATTCTATCGCTCTACGGGCGGCGCGGCACCTGTCGGAACCACTCAAGCCGTGGCGGGATCGGCTACGTTTGATGACATTGGCTATGCTTTAACAACCCGAGAAGAATCATCGGCTGTAAATTTTACCTTGGTTCCTAAATATCTCGAGATTTTCAATAACCAGCTATTTATGGCTGGATTCACAACCGCTCCTTCAACAGTTGCATGGAGCCAAATCGGAGAACCTGAAGCTGTTGATCCAAATTATAGCGCGGAGTTTAGAACTAATGACGGCGACCGAATTACAGGGCTAAAAAGCTATAATGGTACGATTGTCGCGACCAAGGAAAGATCATTTCACAAGGTATCCGGAGAAGATCCTAGCAACTTCCTTTTGTCTGAAATCAGCGATCAATACGGATGCTTGTCTAACCGCGCAATTGTCACATTTGAAGACTTCCTTTGGTTCTTGGATACAAAAGGAATCGTCGAATACAACGGCGCAAGTGTAAAAATAATTTCAAACAAAGTGGAATCCGTTTTCCAATCAATGAATGTCTCTGCAGCGAGAGACAATGCTATAGCGGTACACTTCAGGGATCTAAACGAACTTTGGTTTGCAATTCCAATCAACGGGTCAACAGTAAATAATTGCGTAGTCGTTTATGATTACCTGATTGAGGCATGGACCACTTACAAAGGCGTGGACATTTCTTCTCTTGTCCTGGCGAAGCGTGCCTATACGACTCGAACTCCTTTCTTCGGTGGGTATACAGGTCAAATCGGTTATTACTCCGCAAGCCTTTACTCGGATGTCGGTGGAGGAATCACTTGCTCGATCTCTAGCCGGTACATCACCCAGACTGGTCAGACTACGCAAAGAATGTTCCGCAGGTTTTATTTGAATGTTGATCCAGTCTCAGGGGTCACATCTCCAATCGAAATCAATCTTCGTCAGGACTACGGAGCAAGCATTGTTTCCACGAGAACCATGTATCAAGCACCGTTTCAATCAAGAATTGATTTTGGGGTGTCTGCTAGATCAATCCAGGCGCAGATTGTTCATTCATCGGCTTCTCTTCCATTTAAAATGAACGGGTTCTCATTTGAATCTAGATTATTGAGGAACACATGAGGCTTCGCGTTCCTCAAACATCAAACATTGAGAATACGAAAGACTTTATTCGTCTTGCGTCGCAAACGATTGATTCGGTCGTATCAGCCATCAATGGGAAAATAGGAGTTACCGACAACCTGGACGCCGCCGTGGTTTCCGCGGAGTTTCAATCAGCCAATGCCACAACTCCGATTGCTCACACGCTTGGGAGAACTCCCATCGGGTATATTGTGACTGGTCTAAGTGCTAATATGGTCGTATTTGACGGGTCTGGAACCAACAACGAAAGCACTCTGTTTTTACAGGCAAGTGCTGCGGGGACCGCAAGGATGCTGGTGTTCTAATGGGATTTAAGCTTAGTAACGCATTAAAAGGCGGAGTAGTCGGATCGGCGATAAATCCATCCCTAGGATTGGTTGGAGCTGTTGCGTCTGGCGCGGGAATGTTTGATAAGGGAAAATCACGAACCGACTTTGAGCAAAAGTCGCCATACGAAGAAGCCATTCAAAGAGCATCTAGCGGTGCGGTCAATCAGGCAAATTCAGCTAGATCATACCGAGAAAATATACCTGGACGCGTTGAAGAATCTTCTCAGATTTATGGAGATGCAGAACGACAGGCGCTACAAAATCGGCTTAACAAAACAAAAAGCAATGCGAGCTCGCGCGGACTTTTATATTCCGGTCTTTACGAAGGCCAGAGGATGGACGAGAAGCGAAAATATCTCGCTGATCTCACACAACAGCGTGCTCAAACATTCGATGCAGAGAAAAAAGAAGCCCTAAGTAGGGAAATCGAAGCCCTTCAAAATGACTTTGCCGTTCGCGACACTTTGAACGAGCAAAGGCTTGGGGATGCCGCTGCGGTCAATCAAACAAAGGCAGGGAGAGCTGGAGCATTTAGTTCTATTGGATCTCTTGCGGGTATGGCGGCAGGTGGTGCTGTTGGAGGTCCTCCAGGCGCTGCCATTGGATCTGGCGCTGGTGCATTGGCTGGAGGAACTCTAGGAGGCGCATTTGGATCTCCTGACAAACCAGAGTTTGCGGACATCTCACGAGAAGGCCAGGAAACGATCAATCGCCTTGGAAGGATGTCATCTGAAGATAACGGGGCAGACATCCAAAAGGACATTGAATCTCGCCGTGGACTATTAGGCCCTGAAGCGAATGAAGAAAAGCTATATCGCGAATCCCTAGGCGGATCTGGCGCAATGACAGACGCCATCGCTAGGCGGTCAAACAAGCAGTATCAACAGGATCTTTCTAGCATTGCAAGGAAGTCCGGCTTCGATGAGGCATCAAGAAAGAGGGCCGCCGCTCAGGCTTATCAATCGGCCATCTCAATGCGTGCTCGGACCCTGGCAGGACAACAAACAATTGCCCAAAGAGCCGAGATGCAAATGCAGCAACAACGCTCTGCCGCTCTGAATTCAATTCTAAGCACATCTGGGTCACTCGCTGGCACTGCATGGGCTGGAAGTGGAAACACTAATCCACAAGTTCATACGCAGTCTCCGCAGGGATCTACCTATACACAGGGGAACAGCTGGAACAGCTCTAAACAATTCAACGGCACACCCGGTAAAGAAACAGGAGATTGAATAATGGCTGATTACGGATTACTCGGAGGAGTTGCAGAGGGATTGAAGTCCGCGCTTGGTTCCTACCAGGATGAGAAAAAGCGCCAGGATGAGCTTGGTTTGAAGAAAAAGATGTTTGCGGCCGAACTTGCTGGGAAGGGCTTAGCTGAGACTTCAGATGGAGGTTTCGATTACACATCCGATTATAAGAAAGATAAAGGTCTAGATCGTCTTTCTAAAACCAGCGG